ACAAAAACGGTACTGCTAAAAATGCCCTTGATATGAAGGGTGCCAACCTATTGGGCGGCGGCAGCATCAAAAGATAAATATTACAAGTTAACGGAGTTACAAACATGTCAGATCAAATGAACCCAATGGGACCAGCAGAGCCAGAAATCATGTCGCAAGACGCGGAAGATGTAATTGGATTACAACCCGGACAGTCCGATCGCGAAGGTGCAATGGCCAAAGCTGATTTATACAAAATTGCAAACTATTCACACAAGCTGTTTAAACAGATTGAAGATCAAGATCAGATGGAAGCCTGGGTACAAGCTAAGATTACCAAAGCCGCTGACTACATCGCATCCGTTTATCACTACTTAGAATACGAAATGAAGTTTAGCCAGTATGGCCAAGCTCTTGAAGATAGCGAAGTTTATAGTGAAAGCCAAAAGCAGGCTATTAAAAATCGTTTAATGGAAGCTAAAGAAAAAGTTAAAGAACTTAAAGTAAAACAAGCTAAAAAAGCCAAAGACGATGCTGCCGACAAAGTTTCCGAAGGCGTGTTAAGTGGTGGACACAAGGCTTGCACAGAATGTGGTGGTAGTGGCATGGTGTACGAAGAGCCAAAAGCAATTCCAGATCACGTTAAGGGCAAAGTTGAAAAGTACAATCGTCAAGCCAAAGCATTCCATGCGGCCAGCAAGCGTATTGATCGCAACAACGATGGCATCGATGATAGATTACAAAGTCCAGATGTTGAAGAAGGGTTCGAAACAGATGCCAAAGTTGGTTCTACTAAGAAAACTCCTACTGGCGAGTTAACTAAAACTGATACTGGTGTCAAGCATAAAAATACCAGCTACAAAGACGACGGCGACGAACTTGATTCAATTGCCAAGTCAGGTAAAGGTAAAGCAAGTCACGCTAAGGCGCAAAGTGCCGCTGAGAAGAAAGATCGTGCTCCAGCACAAAAGCAAAGTCCAAAGAGTGCTAAGACATGGGGCATGAAAGATAGCGAGAAGTTTGACAATCGCGATGGTGCTCCTGCTAAGCCAAAGAAAGAAAAAGAAAAAGAAGTTGACGAAGGTGTATACGAAGCCAAAAAGAAAGGCGACGGCAACTTGGCCAACAATGCTAAACCTTATGACAAAGTAACTAAAGGTGATGTTATTGCCGGACGTCTTGGTAAAGATGAAAAGGGTGGAAAGGCTGTTAAAGAAGCCGCTAAACCTTCAGCAGGACTAAGTGCTGCCAAGAAATCTGCTGTGGTTAAAGATGCCAAAGCAGGTAAAGACATTGGCAAGCCAGGCAAGAGTTTTGACAAAGTAGCCAAGGCTGCTGGTGGTGGCGAGAAAGGCGAGAAGATTGCCGCTGCCGCTATGTGGAAAAACATTAAAGAAACACAATCATACATTGCTGAAAAAGCAAAGGCCGCTAAGGATCTTCCAGGCAATCAAGAAAAAATCGATGTTGCAGAACCAAAAGGCAAGATTGATGGCAAGGACATGGCCGCATTACGTGCTAAGAAAGAAACTGTTAACGAATCAGCTGACTTGACTCGCATGAAACAATTCTTAACACGTTTAAACGGTTAATATCATGCGTATAACTGATGTTGAACCAGGATTTATTTTTGAAGGTGAAAACCCGCAGTATGCACAACTACAACATTTGTTAACAACTGCTCGTGAGTCTTGGGAAAGAAATCAAATCAAGTGGCGTATTGAAAATCTTCGCAGTGCCGAAGCAATGGCCGGAGAACCTGGCGCTGGCGCTGGTGCTCCATTAGATGCAAGAGGAAATTATATTCCTGTATTGCCTACTAAAGAATGGATGGCTAAAAATCCAAGCATAGTTAAAACTTTACCAAACGATGCATTGCCTCCGAGTATGCAAAAACCAAGTGTTATGGATAAAATTAAAGGTGCTGTTAGCAGTGCGGCCGATGCTGTTTTTAATCAACCTAGTAGTAGAGAAAAACTTGAAATATTAAAACAACAAAACCGTGACGATGCTAATGGCGTAATGCGAGAAAACATTGAGCTAGACCGTATTAAGTCACTAACTAGTAAAGTATTAAAAGGTTAATAACATGGACATGAAGAAAATTTTACAGGCAATGGATGGCATTTCTACCAAGCCCGTGGAAGGTGCTGATAGCATAGCAAAATTTCTTCGTGTTGTTAAAGAAGCTGAGATAAATCAGCCAGCACCGGTTAAAGTTCCTCCTATACCGCAATTGCCTGCACAGGATGGTGAGTTAGAGAATGGCATAAGAGTAACGACTAATGCAGATGGTACTAGAACATATTCTGGCGGCTTTGGGACTTTTATATATGACACTCAAGGTAAAGCTATAAAATATAGTACTCCTAATTTCAACGGAGTTGGACAAACTGTTGACTTGACTAATAATCAAACTACACAAAATTATAATGCTGGCCCGTTGAGTGTGAGCCAGACTACTAATGCTACTGGTAAGCAAGTAGCGGCTGATACAACATATGACTTAGGTGTAACTAAACTTAGACAGCAAACTAATGCAACGGGTCAAAATACTAACACAGCTTATGTCCCAGACGGCGATGCTACTCATGTTGTTCAGGAAAATAATCTAAGTAAATTCTTATCCATTGTGGATAAGAACAATGCCAGCATGTTGAGCGAAGGTGCTAATCCACACAAAGTGGCATTGCCAGTACAAATGGCCATGCAACATTATCAACAACCCAAAGAACAGCCACAACCGCGTGAACGATTAATTGACAAATACTTTGTGGAAGCTGAAACTGAAATCATGCAACGTCGAGAAGAAAAACGTGCATTGATTAATCAGTATGCCAAGACTATTGCTGAACGTGTGTTAATGAAAGAATCTGCGCAACATGTAACAGAAGCCCCAATTGCAATGGATCCGGCCGAGCCAAACAATCCAACTATACATAGTCACGAAAAAGCCAATGCTATGACATTAAAAGGTCGCATTGCTTCAGCTCGTAAGCAATTACAAGAACTAGCACAACTAGCTGAGTCCAACGAACTAGTAGTGTGGGAAAAGATTACACGTCTAAGCAAAGGCGGTATGTTTATGGGTCTTGAACAAAATCTTGAACAAATACGTCATGGCATTGATGAACTTGCTACTCAGCGCCGCAAAGGTGGAACTTCTAGTCGTGGAATAGATAAACACATAGGCGAAGGAAAAACGAAATGAATTTTAGAGAATTGATTAATCAACTGCACACTATTGACCAACCTATACTGTCAGAAACTGTCACTTTAGACAGCATCATGGCTGCGGTGGGCAACGAAACTGACGAACAAAAACGTGCTGACCTACTGCAAAAGATGGCGGAGAAAGAAAACTTACCAGGACTGTACGATCCTATTAGTGGATACTTTGTGAGTGTGTTTCAAGATCGTGAACCAATGACCAATCAGTTGAAAACTCGCATCAGCAGTACTGCCAGTTCAGCAGTGACCAATCAACTGGCAGATCTTGGACTAGTGCCAGGCAAGGCTAATACTCGTTCACTGGGTGGACTAGTTGGAGTAGGCGCTCTCAGCAACAGCACAGAAAAAAATGACGAAATGGATCAGGAAGTAAAAAATCGATTCAAGACCAAACAGCCAGCGGCGGCACCAGTTGACTCCGCACAAGCCGCTAAGGTTACATCAGCAGACGAAGAAGCAAAAATGACTCAACTAGAAGGATTAGTTGATCGATATCTTAAATTGAAAGAAGCTATCAAAACTGGTGCAGTAGATCAAGCAGTAAAAGTGGCCCCAGCGGCACCGTTAACCCCAACAGGATCAAAAGTAGATTACAGATTAGATCCAGAAGGTAAAGCAAAATTAAATGCTATGAATGAAAGTGCCATAGCACAATCATTAGTAGAAAGTTTTGGCTATCAAAAAAAAACTTCAATCGCAGAGCTGATTGAAAGTTTTGGCTATAGAAAAAATCATCCTTATTCATTGCTAGAAGCCGATGCTGATTTAAGTTTATCGTCTAAGTATGACAAGACTAAAGATGCAAAATCCAAAAAAGACGATGACGACTTTGATCCAGATGCATACTTACAAAGCAAATATGGAGATCCAGATGACACTACGTCTGGACGAGTTGATAACCGTACATGGCAAGAAAAAAATGTCTTTACCGGTGGCGCTGGTTCAAAAGCAATTCAAGGATTAGGTAAAACACTATCCGGGAATAATAAAAAATCAGTCAGTAAAGATCCGCAAGGAGTTTGGGACACAATGGTTCACAACAAGTATTGGAACAACTGGACCGAAGATTCATTATCTTGGGAAGACGAAATTATTCCCGGAGTATACAGCTTTAAAGATCTTGGAATAGATTTAGGTATTGCGGCTGGATTTGTTCTTGTTGGAACAATCATGGCTCCATTCACAGCTGGCGCATCGGTACCAGTTGCATATGCTGGCGCTGGTGCAATACTTGTTAGATTGTTAATTCGAATAGGATGGGCTATTGTTAAAGCTGTGATGCTCTACGGTAAACCATTTTGGGAATTAGTAAAATTAAAACCATGGCAAGCTACTAAAGCTGTGGGACAAATTGTAAAAACACATGCAGTGGGATTTTACAAAGGATTAGTGGGCAACTTGTCTAAGGCGGCTTTGATGATTTCAGCGTTAGCTTCTGCAGGATTCAATGGTGCGACGATAATATTAAAAGAATTATGGCCGGAAGCATATAAAGCCATAGGTAGAGGAGTCGACAGCGCCGTAGATACAATACAACCTGGCATAGATTGGGCAAGGAAAAAAATAGGATTAGAGGAAGGCCTACAATGAATAATTTAACTACGCACATGGCAGAACTTAGACGTATTCTTGCCACTATTGAGAATAAGAATATAAACGAAGGCGCAGTTGGCGATGCAGGTGAACAATTTGCAAAACGACTAGTTGGTAAAAGCGGCAAAGAACTGGTAAAAGAGTTAGGACCACGTGTTGAAATTGCCACAGTAATAAAAAAACCAAAAATGCTCGATGGCAAGAAAACTGGTGAATTTGCTGAGCGAGAAGTCAAAGAAGTTTGGGAACTCATCCCCAACACTGAAATTTATACTATTAAATCAGTCGACCTTGGCAAGGGGCCAACTGCGCCTAAAACTCCTAGAAATAAAACAGCTGATATTATCAAAGATGAAGTTGAAAATGCTGCCAAAGAAGGCAGATCGGTAAAAAGCGTCAGCACTAACGCTGGCAAATCTGCCGGTGACCCAGTAGCCGCTCAACTAGACCCTACTTCGGAAGCAACTGCAAAAGCTGAAAAATTAAGTATTCCTGAATTAGAGAAAAAGATTTTATCAAAGGAAGGCACTGCTCTTCAACAAAAAGCATATGCTGATGCACTAGCAAAGAAAAAAACAGGCAGTGCAAAGCCAGAAGCGCCTAAGGCAGAAACACCGCCAAAAGAAGAACCACCTGCTCCTACTACTAGTGCAGAAGTACTTGTTAAGAAAGAAATTGAAAGAGAAAAAGCCGTTGCCAAAACTGCGCTGGATGACGGCACAGTAAAAATCAAAGAACTTGAAAATGCGTCTGGAAGTTCAACTAAAAAGGCCAATGAAACAACTAGCGAACAATTTGAACGGGTATTAAAAGATGACCCTGCATACAAAGGTACGTGGGAAGGTCTGGAAGGTACTGAGAAAGAAGTTGGGTTTTGGAAAAGACTAAGCAGAAAAGCTAAAATTGGTGGATTGATCAGTATCCCAGTATTGCTGGCAGCGGGTGGGTCATACCTTTATACGAGAGATAAGGAATTACCCGAGCCGGAAGAAGAAGTTTTAGACGGTCCAAACGCCGATAATAATGATACTACTAATGCTACTACAGATGCTGAAATAGCAGCCGCTGAAAAAGCCGCTAAAGAAGCCGAAGCCGCTAAAAAAGCCAAAGAAACAGACACTGACGGCAAAACTGATACTGAAAAGAATGCTGAAGTAAATCAAGCTACGAAAGTAGCAGGCGAAAAACAACCTGTTGCTACAGCAGAACAAGACACAGAATTAGCAAACTTAAAAGCACAAATTGACGCACTTATTGCAGAGTTAGCAAAATCCAAAGACCCTGCAATACAAAAAAGATTGGCAGCGGTTAGAGCAAAATTAGGTCAAGCAAATCAAGCCGCTAGTGTTATATCAACAGAAAAAGGTGGCTGGAAAAACATTGGTAATAATTATAGAAAATGGTATGGCCCAGATGGAACAGATGAAGAAGGCACGTTTGTCAAGCGTGGAACAATAGATAACATTCCGTATGATGCAGGGCAAGTGGACAAGTGGTCCAAGATGTCTGATCAAGAAAAATTAGTATATTTAAGAAAAGCAGAAAGAGCTGGCAAACTTAAATAAAGGAACCAAATTGTGGCGGATTTATTCCGCCATTTTCACCTCAAAAATATCTTTGAGGTTGCATTACTGAGATAATTAATATATAATAGGCATATACATTAGGAGACTTACATGTCAGGACGTTCATACGGCGCAGAAGAAAAGGCAAAACTAGAAAGATTGATTACTGAAGGATCAACAGTATTACGTGAAATCGAAGACTTACAAGTAGGCTTAAAAGAAACAGTACAGGCAGTAGCAGAAGAATTACAAGTAAAACCCAGCGTCATTAACAAAGCTATTAAGATTGCACACAAAGGCGATTGGCAGGCACATAATGCAGATTGGGAAGAAATTGAAGCAATTTTAGATATTACAAAACGTATCTAATAAGTAGTACACGCAAGGGCAAGCGGGCCATAATCCGCACGTTAGGTATTTGTCAGCCGAAAATGACATATGGAGAATATATTGAGCTATGTAGATGCATGGTTTGACCGCGAGAACGATGTTATCAAAGTGGTCGAACGTAATAAAAAACAAGAACGTGAGTTCCGTGACATTCCTGTCAAGCATACGTTTTATTTTAAAGACCCTAAGGGCAAATTCCAAAGTATTTACGGTGACCCGCTCACACGTATTATTTGTAAAAATACCAAAGAGCTAAGAAAAGAACAAGCTATTAACAGTAGCAAAAAACTGTTTGAAGCTGACATCAATCCAATCTTTGTTTGTCTAAGTGAAAACTATTTAAACGCAGAGCCTCCCAAATTAAATGTAGCATTTTTCGACATTGAGGTAGACTTTGATCCAGAGCGTGGCTATGCAAGTCCAGATGATGCGTTCATGCCAATTACTGCCATTGCTGTTTACCTACAATGGATGGAAACAATGATATGTTTGGCTGTTCCTCCTAAGAAACTTAAGATGGCGGATGCTAAAGAAATGGTCAAAGACTTTGACAACGTAATGCTGTATGAAACAGAAGCAGAGATGTTGGACGTATTCTTAGACCTAATCAAAGATGCTGATGTATTAAGTGGATGGAACAGCGAAGGTTTTGATATTCCCTACACAGTTAATCGTGTAACCAAGGCATTGAGCAAAGAAGATACGAGACGTTTTTGTTTGTTTGGTCAGTTTCCCAAGAAACGTGAATATGAAAAGTATGGTAGGCAAGCAGTCACATATGACTTTATTGGTCGCGTACACTTGGACAGTCTTGAACTGTATCGCAAATATACCTATGAAGAACGTCACACTTATAGACTAGATGCTATTGCAGAATACGAACTAGGCGAGCGTAAGACCCAGTACGAAGGCACACTGGATCAGTTGTACAACAATGATTTTAGAACATTTGTTGAATACAACATCAACGACTGTATGCTTCTAGAAAAATTAGATAAGAAATTAAAGTTCATGGATCTTGCCAACACACTGGCGCATGAATGTACAGTATTGTTACAGACCACAATGGGTGCTGTTGCTGTAACTGAGCAGGCTATCATTAACGAAGCACACCGCAGAGGCTTCCAAGTTCCCAACAGAACTAAGATGGACGATAGAGAAGGTAATGAAGGTGCCGCTGGTGCGTATGTTGCTTATCCTAAAGAAGGAATTCATGACTGGATCGGTTCTTTGGATATTAACAGTCTGTATCCCAGTGCAATTAGAGCACTTAACATGGGTCCAGAAACTATCGTTGGACAGTTGCGTCAAACTATTACACAAGAATATATTGATAACATGGTGGCAAAAGGCAAAAGTTTTGCGGCGGCATGGGAAGGTGTATTTGGATCGTTAGAGTATACTGCTGTCATGAACCAAGAGATTGGCACAGACATTACTATCGACTGGGAAAACGGAGACGTTGACGTAGTCAGTGCCGCAGAAGTATATAGATTGATTTATGAAAGTAATCAGCCTTGGATTCTCAGTGCTAATGGCACAATCTTTACTTATGAGAAGGAAGGTATTATTCCAGGATTGCTCAAACGTTGGTATGCTGAACGTAAAGAAATGCAGGCCAAATTAAAAGAAGCTGTTAAAGCTGGTAACAAGGTTGAAGAAGAATACTGGGATAAACGACAACTAGTTAAAAAGATTAACTTGAACAGTTTGTATGGTGCTATTCTTAACAACGGTTGTAGATTCTTTGACAAGCGTATTGGACAATCAACCACATTAACTGGTCGTGCTATTGCTAAACATATGGCATCAAAGGTTAACGAAATTATTGCAGGCGAATATAATCACACCGGCAAAGCCATTATCTATGGAGATACTGACAGTTGTTATTTCTCAGCGTATAAAACACTGGAAAAAGAAATCAACGCAGGGCAATTGCCGTGGACTAAAGAAAGTGTTGTTCAGTTGTATGATCAAATTGGCGAAGAAGTTAACAATACCTTTCCGCAATTTATGTTGGATGCATTTCACGTGCCAAAAAGCCGCGGTGAAGTTATCAAAGCAGGTCGTGAAATTGTTGGTAGTAAATCATTGTTCATTACTAAAAAGCGTTATGCTGTTCTTTATTATGATAAAGAAGGCAAACGGGCAGACGTAGATGGCAAACCAGGTAAGATCAAAGCCATGGGACTAGATCTAAAGCGCAGTGATACTCCAGAATTTATTCAAAACTTCTTAAGCGATGTTCTCGAATTAGTCTTAACAGGTGCTAGCGAACAACAAGTGTTGGATCACATTAGTGAATTTAGAATACGTTTTAAAGCAAGACCGGGTTGGGAGAAAGGTAGCCCTAAACGTGCTAACAAAATTACCGAGTATCAAGCCAAAGAAGCTAAAGCAGGTAAGGCAAATATGCCGGGGCACGTTCGTGCTAGTATTAACTGGAATACACTGAAGCGTATGTACGGCGACAAATACAGTATGGGTATCACTGACGGCGCCAAAGTTATTGTATGTAAACTAAAACCTAATGCATTAGGATTTACCAGTGTTGCTTATCCAGTAGATGAACTTAGACTACCGCAATGGTTCAAGGATCTAGCATTTGATCATGCAGAGATGGAACAGACTATTATTGATAATAAATTATCAAATCTAATTGGTGTTCTTAACTGGGATATTAACAGTACAGAAGAAAAGAATACCTTTAACAGTTTTTTCGAGTTCTAATATGAAAATTATAATTGCAGGATACGGATTTGTTGGAAAGGCAGTTGGCCAAACATTACAAACCAAACATGATATTGTAATAGTTGATCCAAAATATACTACCGAAGAAATAAAAGATCATCACGATGCAGATGGATTGATTATTTGTGTTGACACTCCTACCACAGAAGATGGCGTGTGTGATGTTAGGAATATTGCCAATATTTTAGACTCGGTGCCTATTTTTATGCCAATAATGATCAAAAGCACAGTAACGCCTAGTGCGCTTGAAGCATTTGATGAAGTATATAAAGATTATTCAATTGTTTATAGTCCAGAATTTTTACGTGCGGCAACTTCTGCCAAAGATTTTGCTGAACAGAAATTTATGATTATTGGCGGTGAAGATCCTGAAGGCTTTTGGCAGGAAACTTTTAGTTCAGTGTTACCTAATTGTAAATTATTTTTTCAATGTACTAAAATAGATGCATCTGTGACCAAGTACAGTATAAACTCTTTCCTAGCGGCAAAAGTAGCCTTTTTTAATCAACTGTTTGATATTTGTGAAAAGAGCGGTGCAGACTATTCAATAGTACGCCAAATGATTACACATGATCAAAGAATTGGTTCTAGTCATACCTTAGTACCTGGGCTTGACGGAGAACGTGGTTTTGGCGGTGCGTGTTTTCCTAAAGACACTCAAGCATTTATAAAATATGCCAAGACTATCGACACACCTTTTAGTATTCTAGAAGCTTCGGTAGAATACAATGAAACGGTAAGAAAAAATGCTTGACATAATCAAAAAACCTAAGTATAATCATAACATATGGAGAATCTCATGAAAGACTTTTTACAAGACCTAGTAGCACATACACATAGTTTGGGCTTTTTACCTTTGGTCAAGGTAAGTGCAACAGATAAAGAAACTACAATCGAATCTATGGCTGAAGATCGTAGCGTTATTTTAAATGCCAAAGCACACAACCCGGTTAGTGACTTTGAAGGTACATTTGGTATGCCTAACTTGAACAAGTTAGATATTCATCTTAAGTGTCCAGAGTACAAAGAAGGTGCAACTATCAAGGTAGTTAAACAGCAACGTAACGGAGAAGAAATTCCAACAGGGTTGCATTTTATCAATGCAACTGCTGACTTTGAAAACGATTATCGTTTCATGAATCAGGACATTATTAACGAAAAGTTAAAGTCGGCCAAATTTAAAGGCGCACAGTGGGATATTGAATTTCAACCAGCTGTCGCAAGCATACAAAAATTGAAGTTTCAATCAAACGCACACAGCGAAGAAACTGTTTTCCAAGTTAAAACAGAAGACGGTCATTTAGTGTTTAGCTTTGGTGATTCAAGTACACACGCCGGCAGTTTTATTTTCCAAGCAAACGTTAAAGGTAAATTAAAACAAACTTGGTCGTGGCCCGTTAATCAAGTTCAAAGTATTCTTGGGCTAAGTGGTACTGCTACTATGCGTATTGCAGATGGCGGATTATTAAACATTAATATCGATAGCGGTGTTGCAGTATACGATTATATTCTTCCAGCACAATCTAAGTAATGAATAAGAATCTAACAGCCGCACAGAAAGATTATGCATATTTCCTGCCGGCCACGTCGGGATTTTATAGCACATACATAGGCAAACAACGCTACAATAATTACGTGGATCCTGCACGTATTCCTGCGAGCTTTGGCCCTATGGGTATTGAAGCTATGAACTACTTGAATCCAAATGCGGCATTTTACTTTGACCATTGTTTGTATTCAGCAGGTCATGCTAATTTGGACTTGACTAAGCCCGACCCTAGTGAAGACATGTTTCGTAATAGAGACCGTAAGACTAGTTGGGTGTTAGGAGACTCTGGAGGTTTCCAGATTGGTAAAGGCGTGTGGGAAGGAGAGTGGAATGACCCTAATGGTCCAGTAGTTGCACAACGCATGGCTGAAGCTGTTGCTCGAGGTGTAGAACTAGTGCCACAATTGCACCCCACAGGGCATCCTAAAACAGATAAGAACGGTAATCCAAAATATACTAAAATTGATCATGTTAAAATTTATCAATCTAAATTGGATGCGGCGCAAAAGAAACGTGGACAAGTATTAGCATGGATGGATGCGCTTATGGACTACGGCATGGTTCTGGATATTCCAGCATGGGTTGGTCGTAGTCCTGTTGGTGCTAAGAATAGCGGTGTTGGTAATTATCCGCAAGCTGTTGCGGCCACAAAATACAACAACGAATATTTCATCAAACATCGTACAGGTGCTTGTAAATTTTTAAATGTATTGCAAGGTGAAAATCACGATCAAGCAGACGATTGGTATCAGCAAATGAAAGACTTTTGCGATCCAAAGAAATACGACAAGCCGTTCAACGGGTGGGCAATGGGTGGACAGAACATGTGTGACGTGGATTTAGTTCTACGCAGATTAGTGGTATTGAAGTTTGACGGTTTACTAGAACAAGGACATCAAGATTGGATGCACTTTCTCGGTACAAGTAAATTAGAGTGGGCACTATTACTAACAGATATTCAACGTGCTGTTCGAAAATATCACAATCCTAGTTTTACAATTAGTTTTGACTGTGCTAGTCCATTCCTTGCCACTGCTAATGGACAAATTTATGTGCAAACAGAAATTACAGACAGAGAAAAATGGTTGTATAGAATGTTGCCAAGTTTAGACAATAAGAAATATAGCAAAGATACTAGGCTGTTTCAAGATGTAGTTGTACAAGATGGTCATTTTAAATCGTTTACTACTAGTCCACTAATGGATGGGGTGGAAGTTAAAGATATTTGTATCTACGGGCCTAACGATATGAATAAGATTGGTAAAGTTGGTAAGACTAGCTGGGATAGTTTTACCTACGCAATTATGATGGGGCATAATGTTTGGTTACATTTGAATAGCGTACAAGAAGCTAACAGACAATATGATGCTGGATTATGTCCTGGCATGTTAGATGTCACTACAGCTATACCAAAACCATTTACAGATTACTCTCCATTACCAAATAAATTTAGAGATGTTGTAGACGCTATCTTTAGTGCTCCTGATCGAGATTCAGCAATGGCAATTATCGATTATTATGATAAATTTTGGCAAGCTATTCCAGGAACACGTGGTGCAACTGGTAAGAAAACAGTTAATGCATCAACCATGTACTCCAAATTCTTTGAAGAAATTGAAGAAGATACTGTACAATTAGAAAACGAGCCCGAATGGGGTGATGAAGAGGAATCAAAATTAAACCAGCTAGAATTACAGGTAAAAGAATGACATTACCAGACGAAAGATATCGAGCAGTAGTGCAGACTCAAAAGTTTTTAGTTGAAATTCTAAATACTCCACGAGTTCCAAAAGCAATTAAAGATCGTGCAAGAAGTTGTTTGCGTCATTACCCTAGCGACTGGGATATGAAACGTGCGGCAGATAGTGCTCCTGATGTATTTCAAGAACAAATGGAAGCTGTGACCCGTTTGTTTAAATCCTACGAAGAAAAGAAAAATGAGCAAGCGTAGCCTTATCATTGGCATGGGTATTGGAAATTTGTACAAGGAAGTTTTAACAAATCTTGGACAAGAAGTTGTTACAGTAGACTTGGATCCTTCTAAAGCAGACTTTACAGATCTTGCTAGTGCAATACGTAAATATTCTTGGTTCGATACTGCTCATGTATGTACTCCAAACTTCACACATAAAGAGATTGCTGAACAAGTGGCTCCTTATACTAAAATAGTGTTTATTGAAAAGCCAGGATTTAAAACAGGTAATGAATGGACTAATATGATTAACACTAGACCGTTTACACGGTTTATGATGGTTAAAAATAACATGTGGAGAGATAACATTGCTGAGTTGGTCGAGTTAGCAAGTAAAGCTAAAACTGTTAAAATTCGTTGGATTAGAAAGAATTGTATTCCTAGTCCAGGTAGTTGGTTTACTACCAAAGATTTTGCTTTTGGTGGAGTTAGTCGAGACTTAATGCCACACTTGCTAAGTTTATATGTAGCTATGAGCACCGAGTGGAAACATGAAACGGTATCTGGACAGACTGCCATGCAATGTTGGGAATTAAAAGATATTGAAAGTACTGATTACGGTACTGTTAATCCTAACGGCACATATAATGTTGACGATATGTGTGTAATTAACTTTGGTAATAAGTGGCGGTTGTCGGCCAATTGGCGTAGTATGGACGAAGAAGATAGTTCTATTGTGTTTGTTATGCCAGATAATAAAATAGAACGTTTTGATTTAGGTTGGTGTCCAGAAGACGCATACCGTAATATGATTGTGGATGCTATTGCTAACGTAGATAATTCCGAGTTTTGGTTAAAACAATATGCCGTTGACTCTTGGATCCATGAGAGAATAGAAAAATTATGAATAGATGTTTGCAAACAACAGGTCAAGGCCACTTTGAAGAAGTAGAATACGAAGTTCCTCCATTAACTGAGGATGAAATTTGTGTTCGAGCTGTCTTGACTGGAGTATGCCGCAGTGATATCGATATGATGCAAGGTAACTTTGGGCCGTTGCCACTTAGTATGCAAGGGCATGAAGGGTTGGGTAAAGTTATTGGCATCGGTGCTAATATTGAGGGTGTTAACTTTGGTGACTATGTGGCAACCCGTGGCGAACCAGCATACGCAGATATTTACAATGTGCGTAAAGATGAATATGTACTAGTACCAGAAGCTCATCCACGCTATATTATTGAACCAGTCGCTTGCGGTATCAATGCTGTAGATGTTGCTGATTGCGCTAGGCAAGATAAAATACTTATTATTGGCAGTGGATTTTTAGCTTGGGTTGCGTACCATACGTTAACTAAATTTAAACATTGCGAAAATGTAGATGTATTAGGTTCTAGTAATATTGATCTATGGGGAGATATACTACTATTAGGAACTACCGATAGTTATGATGTAATTATTGACTTATCTGGAAAATATGAGTTAGGCATAGACATAAACCTAAATAATAACGCATTAATTGTCGATGCTGTTGGTAAAGCAGTAAGTCGAGAAGAAGCACAACAACAACTTTGGAAAGCTGTTACTACTATTAAGCCAAGTCCACGCAATTCAAATTTTCATCAATGTATGAAAGACGCTGTATGGATGATTGAAAACGGTGAACTTGAGGTTGATTCTTTTTGGACTAGAGGCTATAATAGAAACATAGAGTGGCAACAAGCGTTTGCGGATGGTGTGGATCGTCCAAGCGGTTACAGCAGAGGTTATATTAAATGGGACTAAACACTGAAGAACGACAAGACATTGTTTACTTTACAGGTTATGAAGTCGAACATACAATTTGTTATGGTCTAAAAACATTATTTGTTGTTGGCACACCTCCGTTACAAGAAATCCTTACAAAAGCTAAAGAAGCTGATGTAAAACATATCTACTTTGGCACTAGTCAAAGTTTTAATCCTAAAGCAATGACCCACGGTGAATATCAAGCATGGGACGAGGTTATCCTTGGATGTTTGAAAGCAGACTTTTGGGTTAGTCTAGACTTTGGTGTCGAGCACGTTGAAGGTGTAATCGAAAGCGGTTACTCCGAATACTCTAGATTTGTTCCTATGATTAGTGTAAAATTACCTTATATTAATCAACTTAATTATAATGCCACACTTAAACTCGATGATATTACCTGGGGTAAAACAAATCCCGGCGTATGGACACATCATCTTCAAAGCCTAATGAGTAAAGACAAGTTTACCTATTGGGATCAATACACTCAAGATACACCAACATGATTATTAAACAAGATATTAGACCAAACAAGATGATCTGGGTTACCTTCCGTAAAGAAGGTATTCATTGCTACCCAGCGGCTGCAACAGATCCAGCATTAGCTACAGGAGATTACTATGACGTATCGTTTCTTGGCACTCCTCATCGCCATATTTTTCACTTTCGCGTATGGCTCGGAGTTACTCATAACGACAGAGATGTGGAATTCATTCAGTTCAAGCGATGGCTTGAAAGGTTGTATTCTAGCGAACAAGGTGTATTGTCGCTAGATTATAAAAGTTGCGAAATGATGAGCGATGACTTATATGCTCAAATTTCACAAAAGTATCCGGACCGTGAGGTTTGGATTGAGGTCTCCGAAGACGGAGAAAATGGTTCATTTATTAAGTACTAACTAAAAGGCTACTATGGCTAAGAATTACAAAGACATCAATTATTTTGAAACCCGCCCGGACATCGTTAAGATTTTCGATGAATTGGAATCTTTCCTTAACTTTTGCAGGATCGAGTTGTTTCCCTACAACGAGGCAGACTTGTACAATAGAGAAAGTTGGGTGTGGCGCAATTACGAAAAGAGCAAGCGTCCTAAGAAAGCATGGACTGGTGAGAAGAAACCTTACCAAGGCACTCGGCCGTTTGTTAACAGAAACCAATGAACATATTCTTAGTTGATCTAGAAGCTGTTGAAACAAGGTACACGGGACAGTGGAAGTCCCATGTACCTAACCTCTTACGAAAGGCAGGACATCATGTCAACATTATATCAGGTCCTAC